ATGAAATATGACGAAAGAACATATAGATCATTAATTAATAAAGATAAACTAATTTCATATAATGTTAAAGTTGCTGAAAGCGACCTGTGGATAAGTTCTGATTTCAATCTTTCAAAATCAACCGAAAGATCGTTAATTCAACATCGTCATTCCTTAGAGACCTACATAAAAAACCATCCGGAATTCCGTACATCGCTTTTGCCGCTTCCTGAGGATGATTTGGCTCCTCCGATTGTTCGCGACATGATCGCCAGATCGAAGGTCTGCGGGGTAGGGCCGATGGCTTCGGTCGCAGGTGCCGTTTCTGAATTTGTGGGATACGACCTCCTCGATTCGACGGATAACCTTATTATCGAAAACGGTGGAGATATCTTTCTCCGGTCTAAAAAGCAACTGACGGTTTCTATTTATGCCGGAGAATCTACTTTAAGTTATAAAGTAAACATACTCATAAAACAAGAAGAAACGCCGCTTGGAATTTGTACATCATCGGCCACGGTCGGTCCATCCTTAAGTTTTGGGAAAGCCGATGCCGTCTGTGTAATTTCTAAATCGGCAACATTAGCTGATGCGGCGGCGTCTGCCATCGGCAATCGTGTAAAAGATAAGAAAGATATCAAACCTGCACTGGATTATGGAATAAAAATCCCCGGCGTTCAGGGAATTGTCATTATCATCGGAAACGATATGGGAGTAATCGGGGATATTGAACTGGTTTAAATGTACCTATTATCTTTGAAAGTGAATTTAAAATATTTCAAGTAGACATAACATACATTATAAGACGTAGCGTTTTTGTAAAGCTTTATAATCCTTGGTCTTTTCATGATTACAGAAATACCAAAAAAGAAACAATAATGTCAAGCACTTTTTTTAGGTAAATCTAATTTCCACATTGAGATGCGCCAGAACCCCGTCCGGCAGGCTCTTCTTTGACTACTACGCCATCATAAAAAGACACGGCATAGATAAAATCATTGGCGCCACAATTATAATAATAAGTCTCTGCGGAAACATGGTGGCCTTTATAATAAACCTTCTTATACCCAACGCTGTACGAACTTCCACAATTCGCAACCACTTGAGACTTAGCATCCCACAGCCCCACGGGTTCACCATTACAACGAAATGCATAAACATTCACAACAGCCGAAAAAACAAAAAAAACAGACAGGCCAAAAAGAACTTTTTTCATGATTTTCCTCCGGATGATTTTTTGTTGATATTACACGCTACAAAATCAGGCACTATATATCAAGGAATATTTCATACCCTAGTGCCAAAAAATGTCCATAGCACCGAGAATGCCTATAATGCCGACAACGCCCATAACAATGATCGCTGCGCGAACATCAACTATGCGCTACGCGCAACCCGTACCCGGAAGAAAGTTGCATTGATTTTACCACAACGAAACTGACCCTAAAAAGATTGGGCTGGTTAAAGGAAACACATGGAGAGAATAGCTTGATCGAGTGGTCACGCCGAAACCAATCTGACCGGAGTAAGAATAAGACGGCTGATCGAACGACGCTCACGCGATTTATTATTTTTTTTAAAACCATTTGAAAAATCGTGGCCAGACGGAATCAAAAACCATGCCAAAGTGAAATATGCCTGTGGATAACAATTTTACCTCCAGGCCCTGATCCGCCGGCATGAAGCTTTCTGCAGAAAACAAATGTCCGGACGCAAAATCAGCAAACCCGCGCCAATGCTGAATCCTATAAAATCACGCTCGAGATTTTTAACCGGGTAATTCAATCGACATTTATTTTTTGTGCTATTTCAAAAAGAGAAAATTAAAGAGTAGGCGATTGACCAGGCTGAGGCAGGGCAGCGGCTCCGCTCCAATGTCGCTCCGCCGCCGCCCTGCCCTGCCTCTGATATCGCGCCAACGAGGTCAGCACGGCGATCTCACGGCCATCAAACACGGTGATCCTATCCATGCCCTCACGATCAACAACATGGAGATTTGCGCCCAACGTGGACAAAAACATCTGTTCCCCGGTTAGCCGATCCTCAATGATGGCCCTATCATCATTTATCACTGCCACGAGCGCAAACCGAGCGGCCAACGCAGACGATGATAAACCATCGCCAGAGATCAAACGGGCGGCAACTGGTGAATCAGTTCCCCCAGTCGGCGGCGCTGATCCGCGCGAGGCAGTACTATTTTCCGCTGCAGCAGAACCGGCGATGACCTCAGTTTTTTTCTCAGGCGGTTTGCTATGTTTCAGGAAATGTTGAGGAAGATAATAAAACAACGACATGCCCACAACAGCGACAGCAAGGACAAACATCGCCAATTTTGGAATAGGTTTTTTTTTCTCGTGAACGATCATTGCTGATTTATACAATGAAAAAATCTCTTTGCTTTTGCGCTCGAAACAATACCCGCCACGCTGACCACCTAAAATACGATTATAAAAAAAATAAAACGGGAGATTCATAAAACTGTTATGTTTTGCGCGGTACTCAACCTCAATATTCCCGCGATACGAAGAAGAAATATCCGTGACCCTATGAGCCACCATCCAGATATTTTGCCCTAAATGCCGATGATATCTAATCCAGATTTTTCGCGCAGGATTCGAAGCGCCGAACCATTCCGCCGCCTCATCAATAATCACCAAAACAGTTCTTTTATATTTTTCCTTAATGGCATTACAGAAATCAATTTGATATTCTTTGGTGAAAAATTCGGAAATTGAAATATTATTTGATTCACAATAAACGCGAAAATCTACGCCATACTCGCCTAGATAGCCCTCTTTAAGACCGTCGATATTGTGGACTACATAATGCTTGTCTTTCTCACGGGAAAGCTCGGCAACCAATTTATATGATTTACCGCTGCCGGGAATACCGCTATAGAGAGTAAGCATAATTTTTTACCAATGCAAGAAAGGAATTTTGCGCAAAATAAATCTGATCGAAATGGCCGAAACCATGACAGAGAAACACTCCGGTAATTTTATTTGTGCAAGAAACCACCCGGCAAACCCGGAAATTGTCGGAGAGGTCACAGACGTTGAACTATATCCGGAAATTTGAGCAATGGCAAAATTCATAATTTCCTGTATGACCTCAACGGCGAGATTGTATAAAACAATGGCGAGTATGACCATCATGCCGCCACTGATAAAAAATTTCAGAGAAAAAATCGAACCGACGATTGACGATAAAAATTTTAACATATTTTCACCCTTTGAAAATTCCGACGAATGCGAAAATTGAGGTCAATCCCAAAAGCACCGTCCCAATCATGTTTAAAGTGGATTGCATAGCGATAGCGTCATAACATTTTGTCCCGCCAAGATTTGCCGGCAGCGCCAGACATAATTGAGAAGTGGCGCCAGATACGTTTATCGTCAAACCGTTCAGCGTCGTGAACATCGGCAACGATTTAATTGAGGTCACAAAAGAGTTTAAAATTGTAGTCAAACTCAATTTAGTAGGAATTACGATAGTGGGATCAACAACAGGCACAAGGCCAGTTTCATCATCTATCGCTTCCTTCACAGCAGCGGGCGCAGCTTCAGCTACACCCTCAGAAACGGCCTGTTTCACCTGCCCCTGAGTCAGCGCAGCAGTGCCTGCAGCTACACCTTGATCCGTCGCCCATGTGTCATCGGGAGCTACCGCAGCAGCATCAAGCGCAGACGTTTGAGTAGTCGTCAAAGCGGCTGCAATTTCTGCCCGGGCCGCCGCAATCGCGGCAGGGTTGGTAGTTTCCAAAGCGTTTTCTTTATTAATCGCTTGCGACACAACATCAACAGCAGCAACGGACACAAACCGCGCATTTGCATTGTTAGCAGCCAAATCGGTCGTCAGCGCGGATTGAATATCAGACATTGACTGGGTGGATTTAGTAACTGTACCACCCGCCGTAACATATTGAGTGCCAGCGAGCGGAGAACAAACGCAATGCCAGCCAGAAGAATCACTATAACGAGCGAGAATACACGCCCAACCTGATAAAGATTTACCATACGCCCATGTGTCATCGGCCAGCCAATTTGTTTCATACAATTTCCAGCCATCTGGATAAACCTCCGCCCACGTAGCAACAAACCTAATCCACAGACCTGCACCGGAACAATTTGGATATCCGACAGTTTCAATACTCGCCCGTATAGCTCGCTCTGTAACCCCATAATCAATGGGCCGCGCAGTAGTAGCGGGCGGGCTAGGAGTGAATGTTGTCGTTTTCTGAAACGTGCCATCCGGATCACGAGTTATATTTTTCGACGCCCACCATGCAGCCCCTTTGAGCATGAGATAATCAGCAGCCAAAGCACCAGCGACACCCAAAACAGCCACAACGATTTTAGCCTGACCGCCCGGAGTAATCGCCGTAGCCATCCACTTACCGGCAACCGCGCCCGTAGTGGTTTGCGCCAACACACGCACCGGCGCAACTAAATTGCTGCCAACAAATGTCTTTGCCGCCCACGATACACGCTCCACGGCCAGCGTAGCAATTACGCCATGAGCAAATGTACAAAGATTGAGGCCCATAATTATTATTACAAAATATAGTGAGATTTTTTTTATCATGATCGAAATAATCCTATAATAAATGATATGCCGCAAAGTGTCCCGAGCAACCCCATGAGGTAAATATAATCCGGGTCAGTCATTCCGCCAGTCTGACAATATTCCTGAGCGTGAGACGGTAAAACAAAATAAAAAAAAATTACTGCGATTATAAAAATTATTATGTATTTCATTTTTCGCACCTGAAAAAATGGCGGGCGGCATGAGATACAGCCGTCCGCCAGTTGTGGTTAACCCTTCCCTACTGCTTACTGACCCTTAATCATGCGAATAGCCATACGGATCACGACAAACACAGCAACCAGCGCGGCAACAGCGGTTCCGGCTGTCTCGAGGTCGGTCGTCGGAAGCGTAGGCATGGTGAATGCGGCCTGGGACGCGCCAGCGGACGCGACAACAGCACCGGCACCGGCGACGATCGCCTTGCTTGCTTTTGCAAAAAATTTCTTCATGGTAGTTTCCTCCTTTCTTAGATTTTTTTATAAAAACTAAAAACAAATCGCCTTCAAGCGTCGGGAACAGCTTCAACGAACAGCTTCAACCGAGCGATCAATGCCCATCAAATTTTTTACGGTCCTCAGGGTCCCAATCATAATTATCCGGATTATTAGGGTCCAAATCATCACCATCATCACTATAGCCGCCAATGTCCTCACCTCGCAAAACCCGAATGACCATACGAATACAAACATAAACACCACACAACGAGATAACCGCAACGCCCGCTGTAACAATATCGTCAGCAGAAATTGTCGGAACAACAAACGCAGCAAATGAAATTTGTACAGAAACGGCAATAAAACAGAGAGCCAAAATAATTATGTGCAATATTTTTTTCATTTTTCAGTCCTCAACGCTCAGCAGCGGAACGTATAATATTTAATATTAGTCCGATTCCGTAACCGATCAGGCCGCAATTGATAACAAGAGCTAAACAACCTTCAAAAACGGCGTTCATGTCGGTTACGGTAATCATGATTTACACCTTCAAAGCGCCGCCACGTCCCGCAGCCGGTACAGTGTGGAATTCATTCATACCCAAATAAAGCTTGTCATTGAACGCCGTAACGCCGATTTGACAGTTGATTCGATCACCCACCAACAAACCGGTGAATTCCTCCTTTGCGGTAATTTCATATGTTTCAATTCTTCCGCTTTTATGTTCCCGCACCGCCTGAATTGAAGGCTTGTCTTTACCCTGCTGATTCTTGTTTGTACGCCCCATCCACGTCACTCTTACGTTTTCTAAATCTACGATCAATTTGTCTGCCATCTCTTTTCTCCTTTTTTTATTTTTTAATATTAACAGCCATTAGGCTGATTAATCCCAAACGGAAATTTTAAGAGATCACGCCAGAGAGAATCAAGAAACGCCCGGACTGCAACAGGCCCCAGGCGGCACATATCAAGGCATTCAGCCCGTTTATCCAAGGCGATTAAAAGCTTGTAATCGTCATATGAGATTGTCATGAAAACTTTTGCGCCCTTTTCAGCTTCGGCAAGGATTTCTTCATCAGTTTTTTCATCATTCAGCCCCAAGGCTGCTTTCAAGCCTTTGCTCCAAACGAGTTGGCGCTTACCTTTGAAGCATTTTGCAAATTCCTGAAATTTTGCGCCCGCTTTTTCGTCACCTTCGGCATAATGGTTCAATAATCCGAAGGGTGACACATGCCCATTTTTCTTTCCCTGCTTGATGTGTCCTTTGCTCATTTCCTCTTCAATCCCCCATTTGGTACAGTATGCAGCCGCCCATTCGCCGTTGACTAGATCAACGCCGTGCTCATTCGGACACGGCAATCCAGCCCCTATACATGCGTGCTGCCATTGTGTTAAAAGATTTAGTTTCCAGTTTTCCGCAGTGATTTCTTTTCGGGAAAAAATTAATATATGAAAGTGCGGATGCCAACCATTTTCACCGCTCGTGACTTCTAACGTCCGCACCATTCCAAAAAGTTGTATTTCTTTCTCAAATCTTTTAAAAGCTTTCCGGTTTTTCAGAAGCCGTAAAGCATGAGAAATTCCGTCCAAAACATCTTGCAAGCAATCCTTTGCATAGTGTCTAACCGTCAGAGTCAGCATAGAGACATACAGAGATTTTTCTAATGCATTTTTATGGGCGGTTTGCAGCTCATTACGACGAAATTCCGTAATAACCGACGCGCAGCAGGGACACGTCCAGACATTTCCGCACCGCATGAGGCCACCAAAGAGAAAATTTTCCGTTTTTTCCAAAATTTTAATTGCTGAGAGCTTTTCAACGTTTGGAACATAGTTTCCGCCCACGAAATTAGCCGCAGGGATTCGCCCGCAGACTTCTAAACGCCCACCAATAAGTTTCCGCGCAAGTTCTTGATTTCTATAACGTTTTTCACGAGTTTCTTTTATTCTTTCAATTGTTTCAGCGTCGGGGGGGTTGCACGATTTCGTGTAGATACCAAGAGTGGATTTTCCGGCAGGAAGGTGCGAATTGTCATCAAATAAATTTAATTGACTTTTATCTGATTTATGCTTAAAATTGCACTCGAAAGCGTTGAGCAT